AAGTGGACGCCACCCCAGAAGACGTACAACCCAGACTTTATGTTTGAGAAGCACGACGGAAGCCTTATGATTATTGAGACTAAGGGGCGGTTCACCGCAGCGGATAGAACCAAGATGAAGATGGTTGTAGAGCAGCACCCTGAGTTGGATGTAAGGATGGTTTTTCAGAACGCCTCAAACAAGATTACAAAGGCTATTGGTTCAAAGACTTATAAGGAGTGGTGTAAATACCACGGGATTAAGTGGAGTGAGAAGACGATTCCTGCAAGTTGGAGAAAAGAAATAAAGCAACAGATAAAGGCAGCGTAACAATGGTAAAACCAAGAAAAGGAAAGGCAAAGGTAAAAATTACTTCAAGTGGCAAAAAAGTAAGCTATGGTCAAGCAGGTAAAGCAAAAGGTGGTGGGCCAAGGGTAAGGCCAGGCACATCTAAAGGTGATAGCTATTGTGCAAGAAGTTTAGGAATAAAGAAAAGATTGTCTGCTAAAAAAAGAAATAACCCTAATACACCAAACAACCTTTCACGAAAGCGTTGGAAGTGTGTAGGTGCTAAATCAAAAAGATAAGCTATGCCTAAAGATGCTTGTTACAGAAAGGTTATGAAGAGTTACGGCAAGTGGTCGGCTCGTGCCGCACAAGCAACTGCTAAGTGTAGAAAAAAAAGTGGCAAGGTTAGAAAAACTAAAGCAGGTTCTGACTTAAAGAGATGGGATAAAGAGAAGTGGATAGACACTCGCACTAATAAACCCTGTGGAACAGGAGGTAAGAGTGAATATTGTAGACCATCAAGAAGAGTGTCTTCAAAGACACCAGTTACTAAAAAAGAAATGTCTTCAAAGGCATTAAAGAAAAAGCAATCTGAAAAGGCAAGGATTGGAAAGCAAGGTGCAGGAGGAAAAAAGGTTAAATCAGTTAAAAGAAGGAAGTAGTAATGGGAAACATAGGAACGTACTTACCTCAGAAAGCAGCGAAGGATTTACTCTAGCTACTTGGGTGGGTGCTAACGATGCTTATGTAAGAACAGCGTATGACCAAACTGGCAATGCAGCGGGAGGTTGTTGCTATGTTGAAAGAAATCGCGGGAAAGATAAACGAGAAACCAACAAAGAAATAGTTTCAAAAACTATTTAGACTATAGGTAAATGAGTAATGTAGGAGCGACATATACGGGGATAAATGTAAATGTAAGTGGAAGCGGTGGAGGTTCTTCTGCGCCTGAGTATGAGATAATTTATAAGGCATCTGATACTGACGCGGTTTCGAACCTAGACCCAGTGGGTCAAATGAACGACCTTTCGGGTAATGACAATCATGCCGTGCAGTCTTCTGGGGCCTTAAAGGCTGTTTATAATTCTAGTGACGTATCGTACAATAATGAACCATCTATTTCTTTTACTTTAGATTGGTATAGATATAATAAGGTGGTTCCCGTAAATTTATCAACTGGATTTACTCTTTGGTTTGTAGGGAGCGCTATAGCGGGGGCAAGGCTAGATTTAATGTCTACACCGCTGGATGTCTCTGTAGCTATAACGTTTTTTGAGGATTTTAATTATTGCAGGGTTCGTAATACTTTATCGGGGGCCTCGGTAACAGACCAATTAAGTGTACCCTCCAATGATTTCGAAAATGACGCTGTGTGGTTACTTGCTGGTGATGGGGCGAACATAACCATCTATAAAAACGGCGCTGTAGTGGATACGCAGACTCAGGATGTTGGCAATATGTTAGCTACCCATATTGGTCTTCGGGGTACATCAGTGACTACAGCGGGTACTTTGGTGGAGCAGAGATATAAGAACGCTTATTCAGTGAGCGACCTGAATACCGTAGGGGGCGAGCTTTGCACAAAGTACGGATTTACTTGGACAACAATAGTATAATGTATATAGCATCAACAAACATATTAAAGGACATAGCCACAATAGAGGAGAACACTAACTTTGGTTTGTGGGCTGACTCATATTTAGATTTTAACGGGGTGGCATACCTGAAGGTAAAGGATAGCGTTCTTAAAGTATTAGGAAATCCTACCACAGCAGACCTGAAGTGGGAACCAGAAGATTTAGGGGTTAAGTGGGTGAGCCTTCCCTACACACAAGTCCATATTTCTTCTGTAAAGGCAGATATGCTTCTTGGGGCGCAAAGAGGTATTGACATTACTTTAACGCACACAACGGCTCCTGAAGGCGTTACAGTACACTTCTCAGGGCCACATGGATTAGGTCAGTGGGATGTTGATACTTGTTACAACAAAATACTTGAACACATCCTTAACGGCGGCACACTAGAACACAACCCACAATACTAGATATGAGATTACAGGTAATACGATACCAAGATACGGGAGATGCCACTATGGGTCTTCTGTTTATTGACGGGGAGTTTGAGTGCTACACGCTTGAGGATGAGCATAGGGATGAGAAAGTTCGCGGGGAAACTAGGATTCCAAAAGGAACCTACACTATAACCTTTAGGGGTGTGGGCGGCTTTGATGCTCGATACAAAAAGAAGTTTCCAGAGATGCACAAGGGTATGCTGTGGGTTCGTAACGTACCCAACTTCGAGTACATCCTAATCCATTTGGGTAATACCGACGAGAACACGGCAGGGTGTTTACTTGTGGGTGAGAGCGCCAAGGAAGGATTTATTGGTGGAAGTGGTAATGCTTACAAGAAGATGTACCCAAAGGTTGCTGACGCTCTTTCAAAAGGAGAAGAGGTTACCATCACTTACCACGACTTAGACCAAGACTTCGCCCTGCGGTAGCTTTTTATATTCGGGGGTTATCATCTCTCTACTTGTTGTTGGTTATTTTTATTTTTTCAGGCTCTACATTATCTCCCCACCCGTTTATAGCATCTTCACATTCAATCCTATCGTGAAACACATAGATTCGAGCCATCAAATGAGTACCAAACACTATTTCGTAATTTCTTCTTTCCTTCACCCTTTCGAGTTCTTGCCTTAACTCACTCAATCTATTAACGGCTTTCTCATACCAATCGTGGTGCTGTTTGCTTTCCTCCCTTGCCTTTAGGAGTTGGGCTGTCTTCCACTTTTCGTATTCATCCCAAAAATATTCAAAGTCAACCTCGTGTCCATCGTTGTCATAGAATTTGTGTTGGTCACTTTCAGAGAAACCCATCTGCTTCTTAAACTCCTTCCTTAATTCTTCTTCTTTGCTCATAGCTTTGGTTTATGTGTTTTAATGAAAAACGGGGATAAGGACAAGACTTACATCTCGTAGCCCCCCTATCCCCGCTATTGTTTCACCAGAGAACCATCTCTACTCTCTCAAAAATACCCAAGTAATGGGCGGTTTATAAAATTTATAAAAATGATTCAATAATAATAGGCCCGAAGGCTTTACTTTAAAATGGGAGTGGCTCAGAGTCATCGTTCAGACTCTCTGCGTCGTTAGCTACGGGTTGCGGTGTTGCTGCTGTTCGTGGTTTACTCGCGGGAGAACCCTCTGAGCTTCCTAACAGATGAACCTCATTACACATAATAGTAGTGTACCACTTACCATCATTCTCTTTGTACTCAACACTACCTACAACAGAGATACGGTCACCCTTCTTAACGTAGGACTCTACCACTCCTTGAAGGGCTTCTCTCCAAACGTCAACGTTGTGCCATTGAGTCTTCTCTTGCTTCTCTCCGTTTTTATTCTTGTAGCGTTCTGTTGTTGCTATTCGTAGCTTCACCACTTTTCCTCCCGAAAATTCTTTTACTTCGGGGTCGGCTCCTACGTTTCCAATTAGTATTACTTTGTTCATGTTACTTAGCTGTTATATAGTTAAACAATTTGGTTGCCTCTGTTACTAGGTCTTTACCGTCTTTAAATTCTTTGTACGCTGCCATTAGTGCTGCGTTGTTTACTGCCGAGAGTCGGGAAGTAAGAAGGGAGTCATCCTCTCCAAACTTTTCAATTCCGTCTGTTAGTCCTCCAATGGTAAACTCTAGTATTGTAGCTAGGTCTTTCCCGCTAAGAACCTCAGACCCCTTAGTACTATTCACACTTACAACAGCATGAACAGCATTACTCTTACACATACGCTTAATGTCAACAAGTTCAAGTCTAGGCTTCTTATACCCACCACTCTTACCACCACCACCGTTCTGCGTGTACTCTTTTTTAATCTTAGGGTTTCCTTTCTTATCCGTGAGCAAGGAGTACTCAATCTCTCCACCTACTACTAGCCAATCTGGCTTATCGCTCATGGTTGTAATTTGCCCATTATCTCCGTTGTCCATTACGACCTTGTGGAACCACATGGGTTTAGCCCCTCCATCCCAAGACTTAGGTGCGTACTCGATACTTTTAAACTTTGCCTTCTTCATTGCTGTAAAATTTATTGATTTGTTCTGTTGTCGTTTGTATTCGTATTAGTGATTCGTAGGTAGTAAGGAGTGTTACTACTTCATTGTATCCATAGGATTCTTTTTTCTCCCGCCAAATTCCAAGGAACTCTTTAGCTTTTTCGTCTCGGTCTTCAGGAAGGCTGTCTATGTCTATCATGGTGGTTCAAATTTAAGTAAAATTAATTAGTTATCATTCAAAATCATCTGGTTTGTATTCCCACTCGTCCTCTTGTTCACTATCATCTATTTCCTTGTAGGGTAATCGGTTTCTGTGTTCTGCCACGCTATCCCTTGAGTCTACTTGTATGTACCCACACCTATCCTTCCTCATACTCATAATGAATGGGTCGTCGTTGGGGCTTGGCTTACCTCCCGTCTCTTGCACTTTTATCTTATCGCTGTGTATCTCGGTGTACATCCATTCGGTAGGGTGCTTGCTGTTTCTGTGTACTGCTAGGAAGTCGTCAGCTTTGTTGGCTTTTAGTTGTCCTCCGTCTACACTACTCTTGTAGGGTCTTCTGATATATCCATCTGAGTCCTTGTCTCTTGCCGCGAATGTGTTGGCGTGGTCAGGTATCCACACAGCCGAGTAGTTCTCTTTGAACACCCGTATTAGGTTCAGGCTATTTTGGTTGTGCCTATGGTTGTCAGTACCATGAGGAATATCGAGAGAGTTGTACGGGTCTACAATCAAGCAGTCGTACTCAAAGTCCTCATCAAATAGTATCTCTCCACGCAACAGCAGTTCCTCCCAAGTGTAATTCTTTTTAGAGGTAAGGATTCTAAAGTACTTACGTACAAACTCATCAGCTTCCTTTTTCTCTGCGTCATTCATTTGCTCTAGGGTCTTACCTATGTAAAACTCCTTAAACTTCCTTGATACGTGTCCGTCTGAGTTTTCAGCCGAGTACACTGCAAACTTCCACCCATGGTTAATCGCGGCAAGAACAGCGAGATACCAACACACAGTAGACTTACCACTACCATCAAGACCAAGGAAGAATACAAGGTGATTCCTTTTAATAAGCCAGTACTCATCAAGACCCGTAAGCCCTGTACTTAGCCCCATCTCAAGTGTACCATCTATAACAGCACGTTCATACTCATCTATCTCTTGTTGGTCGGCAAGAAAGTCAAAGGTTCCATCATCTCTTTTAATAAACTCTTGAGCCTTCTCAATCTTCTTAGCTTCTTGGATAGGTCGAGACTTACCATACTCAATGCCATCCTTGATAGCTTGGAGCGCCCCTTGCGGGTCTTTAATGTTTTTAGCTAGTATTTCATCAGTCAGCACTTGAACCGCGTGAGCCTCT